CATATAAAATTATTGACCTAAAAGATATAGTTAACGGCCATGCAGTAAGCAAATTAAAATCATTGACAGACTTAGATGATTGTGCTACTATTATATATAATCAATGGTTAAAGGATGTTGTTAATGTGGTATAGTCGTGTAACAAACAATCTTGCTAACATTCCCCAGTTCATAACACATTGTGAACAAGAACTAGAAGTTGCCAAGAGTGAATGCAGGATTGGTGGACTTGTTGAAAAGAATATTAAATTGTTACCGGGCATCACCGAACAACGTTTTAATCAACTACAAGAGATTGAAGCAGTACTAAACTTTCTAAACATAAAACTCAGACAAATAAGACGCAAGCACTTTCAAAAGTATCTAGAAGGATATGCCAGAGCTTTAACAAGCAGAGATGCTGAAAAGTATGTTGATGGTGAAGATGAAGTAATTGACTTTGAAACACTAATCAACGAAGTTGCACTACTTCGTAACAAGTATTTAGGCATTATGAAAGGCTTGGATACCAAACAATGGCAACTAGGACACATAGTTCGCTTACGTACTGCTGGAATGGAAGATGTACAAGTATGACACCCGAATCTCATAGAATACGAATTGTTGATAATGTAATTTGGTATGATATTTGGAAAGGTGTATTAACACAACGATTGCGTGATGACGATGTATTAGAGTATCTCTTAGATGATCTATCAAATGCTGGACTCAGTACTAACGATATTAAAAATTATTCATGGATTGTCAATGCCGGTTGGGAAGGACACAGTGCAGAGGATATTGAGCATTTTCGTGTACTGTTATTAAGGCATGGACTTCCTGAGACCCGTTTTGGAGCGGTATTTATAGCATACGAAGATGTAGACAAACTGCCGTATCCTGCAATTTGTTTAACAGACAGAATGATTTATCTTGGTAATTGGTATAACGGTTTAAAAAAACAAAACGTAGACTGGTTAAATATGCCAATGACTTCGGCCTTCACAGTGCTAATGCGTCGTGCAAGTGTAAGTAGATGCCATTTAGCTAACAGATTGCTTCAACAGTTTGACTCAAGACACATGATAATGACACTAGGAACAAATCCCGGAACAGACCCTCAACAATTTAGAGATATAATAAAACCTCACACATATCCAATTGTAGTAGACTTGGTTGAATCTCCTTACCCAACAAATCTCATACACAATCACGAAATATTCTATCAAGCACCAGTGCAACTTGTTATAGAAAGTAGTAATGAAATTGATGCTGACAGCTGGAACAGTATTTTTATTACAGAAAAGTCTTATAAAGTATTCAGTTGGCATCAGTTTCCTGTATGGTATGGAGTGCCAGGACTTGTAGAAAAATTGCGAGAACAAGGGTTTGACTTATTTGATGATATCGTCGATCACAGTTACGATCAAGAACAAAATTCTTGGGTAAGGATGATAAAGGTTGTAGAAGAAATAACAAAATTAGTTAGCAAAGATACAAAAGTATTACGTAGACAACATTGGAAGAGACTAGAAAGTAATGCGGCTCTTGTAGAACAGATACATACAAATGCCCGTAAGACGCATAAAGTACAAACAACTAGGTTAATAGATGAAATACACCAGCTTCACGAGTCAACAACTAGCACATGAACATAGTTTAAAAAATGTATTAACTGATCTTTATCAACATAACGAATTCATGGAAAGTATCAGTAACATGGTTGATCTAGGATGCCAGACTGAAGCATTAGACCTGCAATGGTGGGCAAATGCAGAAATAAACGATGATACTCATGCTCCATTAGGCATTAAGTGTATTGGAGTCAATCAAATTGACAAACTTATTGTTAAGCATAAAGGTATTTCGTTTCAACGACAAGATGTACAAGAATTTAACAAAAATAAAAAACTCTTTGATGTATTATGGTGTTATGACGTATTACAATTCCTAACAAACCCCTATCAAGCATTAGCCAACTGGTGGCATGTTGCGGCACAAGATGCAATGATGGTAATAGCAGTGCCACAAACTACAAATGTAGAATTTAATATGTTAGAGTATGATGCTAGGTTAAATCACAAGCATCATTTTACTATGCCTATGTTAATCTATATGTTAGCAGTAAACGGTTGGGATTGTAATAGTGGATTTTTTAAAAAAGGTATTGCCGATCCGTGGTTGTATGCTATTGTATATCGAAGCGATGTAGAACCAATGGATCCTGCTATCACTAACTTGTATAATCTTGTTGAAGATACAGAACTATTACCAGAAAGTGCAGTAAACAGTATAAACAAATACGGAATGCTACGACAGAGAGATTTACTATTGCCGTGGTTAGACAAAAGCAACATGCTAATGGGACAACAATAATGAAAAAAAACGGAAACTGGTGGTGTGTTGATAGTGTTGGTCTAGCTGGTGATTTTATGCGTTTAGAAAATTTTAGTTGTATCCAACCTATCAATGAAGCAGTAAAATATTGTAAACAGTTTAGAAATGCCATTGATGCTGGAACATGGATAGGTGATAGTACAGTTCAAATGGCACCAATGTTTGATAGAGTTATTGGATTTGAACCCCACCCATTGGTATTTGTTTGTTGTGAAAAAAACTTGAAAGATCGCGACATAACAAACGTAGAAATGTACAACTATGCACTCAGCAATGAAAACAAACTAATGAATTTGTACAATGGAAAAAGCACATTTTCAGGTTGGGTGAGTGAAAAAGAAGAAGTACCAGAATTGGTTACTGTTCATAATGAACAACAAGTACAAACTATTGTGCTGGACAGTTATCACTTTGAGGATATAGATTTTATAAAGTTAGATTGTGATAGTCACGAAGGTTACATTCTTGCTGGAGCAGAGCAGTTTTTTAAAACAAATTCTCCAGTGGTATTAATTGAACACAAGAAAAGAATACTTACAGATAGACAACCAGTGGATATGCCAAATGCCATTGAACTTTTAGAAAGTTATGGATATGTATTACGAGCACGTGTAGAGAAGAACGACTACGTTTATACCAAAGGAGAAGCGGATGCAGAATAGTCCAGAGTATACATTACAATTAGAAAAACTGCATTCGCGTAAGAGCTTTGGAAATGCAAGTGGTGCACCTAAGATACTAACAGACTTTTTAGCAGAGCATACAGTTACAAGTATATTGGATTTTGGTTGTGGCAAAGGTACTCCGCTTGATAGTTTAAAATCCGACAAAATGGACATATACAGTTATGATCCTATAACACATCCAATAGAACTACCAGAATCTGTTGACCTAGTATATAGTCGAGATGTGCTAGAACATATAGAGACAGAACAAATTGACACAGTATTAGAAAAATTATTCGCAATAGGTACAAAATATCAACATCATTTTATTGCATGTCATCCTGCAAAAAAACGATTGAGCGATGGGCGTAATGCACATCTGATAATCGAAGAACCCAAATGGTGGAAAGACAAGATTGAACAGATACCTGGTTGGAAAATTATATTTGAGAACATCAAAGGACCAAAACCATTGGTCAGAGGTAATATAACAATTGACATTGTAAAGTACACAGTAATACTAGAGAAAGAAGTTTAGATGATTGAAGATTTTGATTACGACAGAGCAAATTATCCCACTAAAAAAGTTGCAGAAGTTTTTCCGTTTGAATTAAGTGAGAATCTCGGACACACATGGATTTTTGATCTTGATGGAACAATACTAGAAGTAAATGCACCTCCTTATACAGATGATAAACTACTTCCTGGTGTAAAAGAAATGTGGGCACAAATTCCAAAAGACGATTTTATTATTATTATGACTGCTCGGGCAAAAGATATACAGGAGCAAACATTAGAGTTTTTAAAAGATAACGGATTACACTATCACCTAGCAGTATTTGGTGTACATCACGGAGAACGTATTGTTGTTAACGATAACAAGCCTGGTGGACTACAAACTGCTATTGCATGGAACGTAAAAAGAAACAAGGGTTATGATAAAGTAGGTATATAATGGTAGACACTGAAATGACACGGACACAAGTACAGAAGATGGAACGTATTTTTACCTTAGAAGATGAAATTAAGTTTGCACAAAGTTGTCTACAACCAACGGCTACAGGTCATATACACACTGCTATTAGTTGGATGAATCATCGATTAGCACAACTTAAAGAGGAAGTACAAAATGGCTGAAGAAGAAAAACAAAAGACTATTGTTTTGGTTACTGGCGGCTTTGATCCACTACACAGTGGCCACATTGCTTATTTAGAAGAAGCTAGACAACTCGGAGACACATTGATTGTAGGACTTAATAGTGATGCTTGGTTAAGACGTAAAAAGGACAAAGCATTTATGACGGTTGAGGAACGTGGAGCAATAGTTGATGCACTAGGTTGTGTAGACAAAGTAATTGGATTTGATGAAGAGTACGATGCTGACGATACTGCTTGTATGTTTATCAAAGACATGTTAGAATACAATCCAACAGCAAAAGTTATATTTGCCAATGGTGGAGATAGAAAAACTGGGAATATTCCTGAAGAATCTATAATAGATCCCAGACTGATGTTTGCACAGAGTGTTGGCGGCGATGATAAAAAGAACAGTTCAAGTTGGATACTCAAAGACTGGGAAGCACCAAAGGTGGAACGCAGTTGGGGACATTACAGAAAACTATACAAAGGTGATGGGTTTGCAGTTAAAGAACTTGTGATCAATCCACATAGTAAACTTACTATGCAAAAACATCAATGCCGTAGCGAAACATGGAACTTAGTAAGTGGTCAAGCACATGTAC